CTGGCAAACTCAATCCAGGCACGGCTTGTCGAGCCGCCGACAACGGCGGCTTGATGCAGCCGCTTGAGTTCATCGAAGTTGATAGTTACGGCCATCACATCACCTCCATGGTGTTAAAAAAGACGCCATATTTCCTTGTCGATTTGCACTTCTTCGCCCACTCAATGAACTGCCGAAGTGCATCGCCCGCCGCGTGTTGGTCTGCTGCTTCCGGAATGCCGGGGACCAGGAGCTTTCCATCGGAATGGCCCTGGCCGTGGCGGGCCAGCCCATCCATCACCACTTTCAAATTCGCCTTGGGGCCTTCTGCCAGCTTGATGGCACCTTCAGGGACGGTTTCACCAAGTTCGATCAGCCCACTAGCCCAGCAGTAGGCCACCATAGGGCGCATATCGAAGTAGGAACGTGCGTTGCAGCGGGGGCACACGCTCTCCGATGCGCCTTTGAACTTGGCGCTTGCGACATAAACCCGCTCTGACTCCATGTGCTTGTTCTTGCAGCGGCAGCACTGGACGGGAATATCTTGATAGGCCATCACGCCACCTCCGCCAGCTCGGCCAGCTCGGCCTCGAACGGGGTGACAATGAAATCCTCCCCTTGCTGGATGCTGATCCCGGCTACCCCGCGCACGGCTTCGGGCTCGTTGAGAATGGCCTCCTTGTTGACCTCTTCCTTGGTCCGCACGAAGCGGTCCAACTTCAAGCGCCGCAGCATGTCCACCACGGCATCTACCCCCGTGATGCGGACGCTGGGGGGGCGAGTCCGCCAGGCCACTTCGCCGGTCGTCATCGCAGCGGTCTTCACCTTGCCGTGCTGGGTGAGCTGGTTGCGGTTGGCTTCGCACCAGATCTGCACCCCTTGCGTCAGGATTTCATTGCGCTGCGCCAGGGGCTGTGCCTGTTGCTCCCAGCGTTCTTTCACGCGGGCCAGTTCGTCGTTCATGTCTGCCTGCAGGCGGGCCAGCTCACGCTGGTTGGCGCCGATCTCGGCAATGGCCGTGGCGACCTCGTCACGGCTCTGGGGCACAAAGACGGGAGTGGATGCGGCCTTGATGCGGGTTTTCTTTGGCGTTGCCATAGGGTGTCCTTTCACAATCACAGATGAGGGGTATAGGGGCTGATCTCGGCGGATTTCGCACGGCACCGGCCGCACAGCCTGTTGTGCGGCCCCGCAGAGTTGAATTCGGTACCGCAGCACATGCACCGGCGCCGCTTCATGCCGGCTGGCGGGGTGGGGGCGGCAACCACTACCGGCGCCGCAGGTTTCTTGATGGCCGGGGCGGGGGCTGGCCGCGCGTGGGGGTGGTGCCTGGACAGCGTCACGAGACGGCTACGAATTGACGACGTGGGGCGCCCCAGTCGGCGGGCAATTGCAGACTTTCCGACGCCGGCAGCGAGCAGTTCCTGGAGCGCCGCATCGTCTTCAGCGCTCCAGGGGCGGTAGGTACGATGAACGGACATCACGCCCTCCTTTCCCCGCCCATGGCCTCCAGCAGGGCGGGGATGAAGCGGGTGAATTCGCCGGTCATCAGGGCGAACTCGGCGTCGAAGATTTCCTCCGCGTTTTCGGCTCCCTGCTCGGCGGTTTCCTGCATCACATCCAGGAAGGCCAGGCGCTTGATCTCGCCCTTTCCCGTGAGCACGAAGCTGATCCGGTCTTCCCCGGTCATGGCCAGGCGGGTGGGCAGCTTGCCCGCTGCCAGGTGGTGCCTCACCTCTTCAGCAGCCTCGTCGCTGAGCGGGTGGCGCTTGTAGGCAACGGCGGCTTTCTCTTCATCCACGGCCTTCAGTTCGCAATCACGGTCGATGGTGAAACCATCTGGTGGCCCAACCCGGTCATCACCCAACCAGTCGGCCATGGCAGAAGTTGGGGACGCCTGGGTCTGCACCAGGGCCAGAGGAAAGTCATCCAGGCACTTGCGCAGGTGCTCCAGCACCTCCTCGGCCTTGGCCTGGCTGGCGGCATCTACCCCCAGCCAGCCGTGCACCGGGTCTATCCACACCGGGGTCTTGCGCCGCCGGGTGAAGGCCCGGGGCAGCAGCTCTTCGGTGACACGGTCCTTCATTTCGCGCAGTGCCTTGCGGCCCGGGGGGTAGCCCTGTTCCAGGGCGATTTTCTCGGCCCGTTCCTGGACTTCCTGATTGACCACGGAGGAGGGCAAGAGGCGCTGCTCCACGGCCAGCATCAGCAGCCACTGGCCGCCGACGGAATGGACCAGCTCACCGCCCCGGGGCGGCACCCAGCCCCGGGTCATGGGGTCCTGGCTGCCGCAGGGGCGGAACAGGCCCCGGCCGAGCTGCTCGATGAGCAGGGCCAGGGTGATGCCCCAGGGGGCGGGCAGGCGGTACAGCATCAGGTTCTTGAACATGATCAGATCCTTTCGGCTTTGACCCAGGCGAGATGCCATGAGTAGTTGAGTGAAAAGCGGTAGCGGCAGGCCAGGCGGGTACGGCTGGCCAGGCGCCCTATGGCGGGAATGGGGTTCAGGCGACGCATTCGTATTGCTCCCAGGTCACGGTCACGCCAAAACGCACGGCGAACCAGCTGTAGACGTTGAAAACACCCTCGCGCCGGCGCCGGTTCCAGGCCCGGTCGTCAGGTTTGAAAACCCGGTAGATCGCCGGACAGTCGGGCACCACCACATAATTTCCGGCCCTGGAGCTGACAACCATCAGCACCGGCACTTGCTGCGCGGCCAGCCATTGCTGGCATTGCTTGAGTGCCTGCCCTTGTGTGGCTCCCAGGTCTTTCAGTTCAGAGATGTCCCGGCCAGTGACCTGGTGCAGGACCCGCTGCACCAGGCTGCCTTCGCGGACGAATACTTGAGCTTGCATTTCAGAGCTCCTTGATCAGGTCGCCCGTCACAAGCGGCATGCCCAGTTCTGCTGCACGGTTCATGGCCCGGGTGACGGTGTTGTTGACGATCAGCGGATAGAGGTTGGTTTTCACCTCACGGGTGGCCGGGTCGATCTTTGTCCAGCGGGTTCTGATGGCATCGAATGTGCCTTCGGCCATCACCGTCGCCGCGTCAGCTCCGGCCCGGGCGAACTTGTGCTTCACGTATTCGCCCACGTGCTGGTGCAGCGGTTCGAGCGTGGCCACCTCGCAGCGGTTGATGAATTCCCGGGCCTCGGGATAGCGGTTTGCGTCCAGCTTGATGCGCATTTCAGGCTGCGCGATCAGGACGATGGAGAGGGCTTTGCCGAAGCCGTCATCGGTCTCGATTTCGTTGAACCGCTTCAAGTACTTCAGTGTGGTGATCGACAGGTCATGGGCTTCTTCGAGCATCAGAACGTGATGGAAGCCGGCCCGGCTGGAGCGCCGGAGCACATCCTCGACCTGGCGCGCCAGGGATTCATTTTTCTGTCGGACCTTGGTTTCGGGCTCCATATCCATGACGATGGCCGCGCCGATAGCGCCAGTGCTCAGCTTCGTTTTGTCGAAGGTGCGGGGAAAGATCAGGCGGATGTTCTGGCGATCCCGGGTAATGCGGTGCTGCAGCAGTTTGCGCAGGGTGGTCTTGCCGGACCCGGACTCTCCGATTGCTGCCGTGATGCCGCCAGTCAGTGCCGTCTGGATCATCGCCTCCACCACGTAGTGCTGCGATTCCGACATGAACACGTCTTCCGGCGAATTGATGTCGTCGGAAAACGGATCGCGGAACAGCTTGAAATGGCGTTTGGCTTGGGGTGACAGCATGTGAATCTCCATGGGTTCGAAATCAGGTTCAGGAAGCGCTTTTGCGGCAGGCGCCGGGGTGGGTTTGGCCGGGGCTGGCGGTGAATCCTCCAGCTCCCATGCAGTCGATATCTCCGCCTCATCCACGCCCCGGGCCCGCAGCAAGGAATCAAACTGGGAGCAGATGGATTCCTTGGGGGTCGTCTTCGGGAACTCCCCCCAGGACAGGAGCAAGCTCATGGCCGTTGTCGACAACTGATCCCCGTTGGATTGCTTGATCTCCCGGGCGGCGGTGGCCTGGGGAATGCCGTGGCGGGACAAAATTCCCTTCAGCTTGAGCGGCACGTAGGGATTCCCCTTAAAACCGAGAAGTGCGGGTGCGTTCATGACCTGCCTCCCGTTGGTTGCTGATGACGTTCATGGTTAAAATCTCCACTCGTTTGTGATGTACCGCCTGTCAGGTCGTTGGCGCGGCCTGGCAGGCAACCTTTCAGGCTGCACCCACCGCCACCAGGCGCGGGGGTTCCCTGAAACTCTTCAGGCGCTCAGCGATGGCGCCCACCTCAGCCTCCGGCGCTCCGTCCGGGTACCAGGCTGCAATCCGTTGATACGATTCCGCCGTCCACTCACCGGGCATGGCTGCAGCCAGCCGGCTGGCAAGCTGCACCAGATTGAGCTTGCGGGGCTCCACTGCCACAGGCAGGGGGCGGTTAAGTTCGCTGCTCACCCGGCCTTCGGACAGCGGCGTTTTCACGTCCATGTCCGTTCCGGGGCGCGGCATGTAACTCGCGGGGGTAGCCCGGTCCAGGTGGCTGGTGATGTCCAGGCCACCGAAGGCGGGAGCACGCTCACGCCGGGCTGCATCCACGGCCAGCTTTCCTTCCACGCCATAGGCCATTTGCTCAATGGCCTTCATGTCCTGCACTGCGGGGGTGTCTGCAAAGGCTTTGAACTCTTCGCCCCAGACCGGCGCATCGCACCTGAAACCAGCGGCGTCCTTCGGGACTTCAGGGCACACGTAGTGCACCTCATGGTGGTGCTCGTCTTCGTCGATCAGCAGGACTGCATCGGGGCGATAGGGGTTGCGGGCGACGTTCACCGACTGCTTGACCCGCAAGTGCTCGATGTGATCAACCTGGAACAGCCGACCTTCGAACTCGACCACCATGTCGCCGCGCACCTGGCGGCTGACGGGACGGCTGGTCATCAGGGCTCGGCACACTTCGGGGGCCGGCGCCAGGCGCAGCTGTTCCTGCCGGATCGTCTGCCAGAGGCCATAGCGGGTATGGCCGTGGCGGCGATGTTTCCGGGCTCCGTTGAACCAGCGGCGCCAGATATCCGCCTCCCCGTTCAGCTGCTCCAGGCTCTCAACACGGATGGCGATCAATGAAGACTCGAAGCCCCGCTCCACCAGATCGTTGTGCTTCTCCACGCTGCCTTTGGCGCGCGGGTTCTTCGGCCGATGCACGATCACCCGGACCCCCAGCATCCGGCACATGTTCTGGAACATGGCTCCAGTGTTGGCGCTACCAGGGTCCACCACGACGATGAAGGGCACCCCGTGGAATGGGTCTTTCTCGTGCGCCTTGTTCTGGATGCACTCAATGAAGAACTGGCAGAGCATTTCCCCGGATTCGTTGCCCAGGTAGTAGCGAAAGAACACCGTGCCCGTGTAGTGATCGGTGCAGACGTAGCGGATCACCATGGCCTTGGCCTTCTTCTGGAAGTTCTCCGGCTTGTTCTTGTAGAACTCGTCGTGCTCCATCACGCCAAGTCCGCCGGTGTCCAGGTAGAACAGGACGCAGACCGAAGCATCGACTTGCCAGACGTGGTTGGGGTGCAGGCTACGGGGCCCACGGTGCGGCTCTGGCGCCCGCAGGGTCTTCATGTCGAGCTGCTGCTGGCGAATGGCGCGCTGTAGTGTCGAGTCGCTCACCGCGATCAGCTCTCCGGTGTCCGTGTCCAGCTTGCCCAGTGCAGCCAGGCCGTTCGCGCGTACCAGCCGGCCGGCGGCGCCGATGGCCATGTTGTCTTTGCCATTGGCCCGCTGGGCCATGGTCTTCAGCGCCATCAGCTTCATCAGCTCGTCGCGGCTGACAGATGAGCGGCCCGCGTCGGCCCGGCGCTTGCGTTGGCTGCCCATTCCAGCTTCATTCAGCTGGCGGTACAGGGTCTTTACATCACAGCCCAGCCGCTCCGCGTGTTGGGCCGCGATCTTCCCTTTCTGGCCATGCCCAGCCGCCGCCATGGCGTCTGCGCAAGCCTTCAAGGTAATGATGCGTTCCGGTGTCAGCGCCATGGCGGTCTCCATCACCCGGCTGCAAGCATGGCTTCGCGGGAAGGCATGTCGCTGAAGTCTTCGCCCGCGTTCGGGTCGCGGTCACCGGCGAAACCGCCAGCGGGCAGGCCGAAATCCAGGCTGATGCCGTACTCGGCGGCGATGGCCTCCGCCTCGGTCATGATCTGGTGCAGGGCCGACTGCATGGCCACGTAGAGAGGCTGGGGGCAGTGCTCCATGGAGCGGATGCGGTCAATGGCCTTGCGTACCGGAACCATGGCACCCACAGCTCCCAGCATTTCCCGGTTCAGGTCGGCCATCAGCTGGTCGGCCCGCTCACCATCGGTCATGCACTCCCGCTGGTTCTTTTCTTCCACCAGTTCGGCAATGCGCCGGCTCTTGTCGGCCAGCAGCTTGTCCTTGGCCGCCAACTCCGAAGAAACCGTCGCCTTGGCCTTGGCCACCTCGGCTTCCTTGTCGGCCAGTTGCGTTTGCAGCGCCTCTTTCTCCTTGGCGTGCTTGGCGATCAAGTCCTCGGCCAGTTCCAGGAAGGAATCCTTGTCACCCTGCTTGGCCACCTCGATCAGAGCGGTTTTCTGGTCTTCTGGCAGGCGGCGGTACTGGCGCAACTCCCGGTAGCCGATGCCCATGCGGGACATGGAGTCGAGGGCTTCTTCGCCAAGGGATTTAAGGTTGCGGATGTCCTCGTCGATCTGTTCGCGAGAGCGACCAAGCAAGGAGCAGAACTCTTCCCACGTTCCTGAAAACTGGTGACCGTCACCACTTTTTTTCCCGTCAAGTGCCCGATACAGCTTGTTTTCCTTGACGAAAGCCAGTTTTGAAGTGGTGACGGTCACCGAAAATTTGGCGAACGCATCAGCCATCTGCGCTTGGCCGAGGAGCTGATTCAGCAGGTCACGCTCTTCGGTGTACTGCTCGGTGATGGTCGCCACCACAGCGGGCAGCTGGGCCGAGGCGGCCATGTCCTGGCGGATCGCCTCTTCCACCTCGGGGGCGGCGTTGGCAGCACTGTGTTCGATGACGCTTTCGCGGGGTTTGCGGGGCATGATGTTCTCCTCAGTTGGGCGACCGCGTGTAGCGGTGCTTCAGGTCATTGAGCCGGTCCGTGGCCTGGGCCACGTGCTCGGAAAACGCCAGGGCGATCTGGATCACCTTGGGGCCCAGGCGCCAGCGGCCGGTCTCGGGGATTTGCTCAGCGAGTCCGGCCGCCTGCAGGTTGGCCAGGTCCCTGGTCACATTGCTGGGATTGGTATCCAGGGCCTTGGCCAGGTCCATGGGCACCAGTCCAGAAAACTCATTCCCGGCCAGCAGCTGCACGATCTTCAGCACCCGCTGCTGGGCGGCATTGGTGTAGTCGCTCATTCGCCCAGCTCCAGTTCGGGTTGTGCCGAGCGGGCCGCGTTCTCCCGGTGCCATGCCAACTGCTCCATGGCGGAGGTCACGGCAGCCATCACCTCCTCGGGCTTCGCCTTGTTGGCAGCAAAGGCGATCAGGGCGCCCAGGGCGTCGTGGGTGGCAGCCTGCACGGCGGGCAGGTCGCTGGCCTGGGGCAGGCGGCCGGTGGGAATGTCGATGATCAGCTTGTGGGCGGCATGGGCCAGGAAGCGGGTCACGTGATCTGCATGACAGGCCCGTTCAAAGGGCCGGATCAGGACGGCCGGAATACGGCCGGATTCCACATACTTGTAGAGCGCCCACTTGTTGGAGAGGCCCATGTCGGCGGCGACGTGGTCAAGGCTGCGCCGATGCTGTGTCAGGGCATGCTGCAGGCAGGCCTCCATGGCTTCCTGCATGCTCTGGGGTGGGTGTTTCCAATTTCTGCTTGGCATTGGAAGAGTCCTAAAAACGTGTGTCCAAAAAAATGCCGGTTTTGCTAATATGCAAACGGTTTGCAGGTCGCTAAATTGGTGGTGTCGAAACCAAGGAGGCGAACCATGAACAGCCCGGAATTCGAAACCCTGCATGACGAGGTCGACGGGGTCGCGTTTGCATTCATGCTGCTGCTCACCCGGCTTGAGACGCAGGGCCTGCTTGATGGTCCCGGCTACTCCCAGGAGCTGCTTTGCTTTGCGGATATCCGCCTTGCGGTTCAGGGGTGTGGCCCTGCGTCAAGGGTGATGCGGAGGATTGCAGCGGAGCTGGACAAGGCTCGGGCTGAGAGAGCTCAAGATGGCTATTGATATCCAGCCCGCCGAAGTCCACCCTTTCCCGGGGCTGGGGGTAGAACTCCCCCAGGAAGCGCTGAGTGGCGGCATTCATGAAGCTGCGGATTTCTTTCGTGGCCCGGGCATGCTCCAGGTCAATCACGGCTGCGGCTTCCGGGTTGTCGTGGAGCAGGCAGCAAAAAGCGGACGTCAGCGTGATCAGCTTGTCCTGCAGGCTGTGCAGCACGTTGCTGGTGATGGTGTATTCGGCGGTGCCCGTCAGGTAACGCTTGAAGGTCTTGCCGGCGTCGCCGACCAGGTTGTCTGCCCAGGCTGCATGCTGGGAAACGACTTCGGTGAGGGTGATGGTGGTCATGGTTGGCTCCAGTTGTTTCTGTTAGCGGAGAAATGGAATGAGCGAAAAAGACGTGTCGGCCTCTGACATAGAATCCCTTGATGAGAGGCTGGCCCTTATCGAGGACAATGCCTGGTCAGCTAATTCATGCTCGACAGCGCTTGAATTCATCGTTGGGAATTTGCTGATAGAGCTGGATAAACGTGGCCTCATCAATGGCTCCTCGTTCATTGATCAACTGTCTTCTGCTGTCGATAAACTTGAGGCTCCTGGACAGATATCTGCGAAGGCGATGCTTCAGCAGTTGCGGCTTCACGTCGGGGAGAAAGGCCCAGGGGGATTCGTTCCTCATTAGTAACTGGCAGGATGGGCCTGATCGGTAAGTACATAGGAATCACGCGGCCATCAGCGTGAAGTCGGTAGTGAGGTTTCATGTTGGCCTCAGGCGGCGAGTTGTTCAGGTTCGGTGGTCTTGATGCCGGCCTTGACCAGGATTTCATGGGCACGGCCGTAGTGGCCCTTGTCGACGCCATTAATGGCGCGATAGACGGCGCTGGGTGGAAAGCCGTTTTCCACGGCCCATTGCGTGATGGTTTTACCCTGGCTCTTAAGCCAGGCTTTGAACTTGGGGACAGTCATGATTAGCCTCCAGGTGGTTATTGAGGGACAGCAGCGGGATTGCTTCGCAGGTGAATTCGCTGTTGTTGTTGAGTTAATTATGGGAACCGTTTGGTTCCTTGTCAACTGGTGTTTTCATGGAACAAATGGTTTCCATTGGAGGGCGCTTGCGTGAAGAGCGGCAGCGGCTGGATTTAAACCAGACCCAACTTGGGGAGACTGGTGGCGTTACGAAAAAAACCCAGATGCTTTATGAGGCTGGAGATCGCTATCCAGACGCCGCTTACCTGGCCGCCATCGCTGCTGCTGGTGCCGACGTGCGCTACATCGTCACGGGCGAACGGGACGGCCCGGCGCCAGAGGTGCTGAGTTCAGATGAGCGGGAATTGCTGGTGCTGTTCCGTGCGGCCCCCCTTGCGGTCAAAGCCGCAGCCATTGGTGCGCTACAGGGCGCGGCAGCCATTCCTACAAAGAAATCCAGGAAGGAAATGGTTTTTCATGGTGATGTCGGCCAAGTCGTAAATGCCGATACGGCAAACCAGCAAGGCCTGAGCATCTCCGTGGGAGGTAAGAAGAAGTGAAATTCGATGGCCCCGTCGGGCAGGCTATACAGGCAGACAGTGTCCAGGTTGTTGTCCCGCCTGGCGGCGGCCGCCTCCTGAACAAGCGGGAGCGTATTGAGCTGAACGATGCGGTGAAGGCGCTGGAGCAGCAGGATGGCGAGCCAGGGTGGAGGAAATGGCGCTTCATACACCAAGTGCTGTGCGTCTCGAGCGTCGACGAGATCCGGGTCGAGCAGTTGGACGGCGCCAGGGCGCTATTGCAGCTGATGACCGAACGGTCTGAACTGGCGCGTCAACTGGCTGAGCAAGCGCTCGTTGATGCGGGTAATGTGGATCTGAGCGAGTCGCGGCTGATCCATGCGCTGCGCGGACGTGTCGCGCAGCTTGAGACGCAGCTGCAGGCGGCACACGATCAGGCCGGCCGGCTCACGGCTTTACAACAGAAGCTGCTTGCAAACGCGGATGCTTGCCCCGGTTGCGTGACGCTCGAGAACCGGCGGCGGAACTGGGCACGGATCGCCACCGTTGTCGGCATGCTGGCCGGCGTGCTGGTCATGGCCTTGGTGCTCAAGTAGCGATGTGGCGGCGCCTGGCTGGACTATGGCGCTATTGCAGAGGATGGTTTCTGTGCAACATCGCGGGCACCCATGACTGGCAGTTTGTCCGGGTCAGCCTGGAAGGGCATAAGGTATTCAGGTGCCGGCGGTGCGGACGGGTAGTTGAGTCGAGATCGGCGGTGCAGCACACGGACTCCAATGGGCCGCCCGCCAACCGTTGATGAGCCGTGGCCCACGAAAACTCCGGCGGGGGTGTTCCTGCGGCTTCTAAACGCTTTTAAAGGCCGGTTCAGTCTGCTTCGTCTGCTTGTGATTTCGGCTGTTCCGGGTTTTTGGGTGCTCCCCGCTTGCAAACGGGCGCGGTTTGACAACAGAATATCTCGTCACAGCCCTGGAGCCATCATGAAAGCTTTGATCGCATGCATCCTGTTCGCCGTTTCGCTGCCTGCCCTGGCGCAGTACAAGTGCACCACAGAGGGCAAGACCGTTTATTCGGATCAGCCCTGCGGCCGTGATGCAAAACATGTGGGGGCGCCCCAGGACCAGGTTACGAGTGCACAGAGACTACAGCGCATGGAGCAGAACCTGAAAGAGCGGCGCGAGCGGAACTCCATCGAGTACCGTGAGGCGGTGGAGGACGCTGCCAGGACCCGGGCCGCGAAAGAACAGCGCGCCCGGGACGCCGAGCAAGCCCGCCGCTGTAATACATTGCAAAGCGATATCACCGAAAACGAGCGGACGGTAGCTCGCTACCAGGATTATGGATGGCACAAGCAGCGCGCCCAGTATGAGGCCGAGCTGCAACGTAGTCGTGATGCCTATGACCGGGAATGCCGGCAGTCTCCGAGCCTCATGTGATGAATATCGAATACTGTTCGACCCATGATTTGTGGTTCACCAGCGACGGTGTATTCCACTTGCCGAGCGGGGATAACTACAGCTGCGCCGTGTCAGTCGTCATCCGCTCCGCGCAACTTGATGCCCCTGTGAGCAGCGAACTTGATAATGCATGTATCGGGGCAGCAGCTGGCGGGCTTGATGCGCTGCAGAGCTGGATATACAGGGGATTCCGCAGCAGCGACGAACGCATCAGCCGGCGCCTATCGGATTTCTCAGACCCCTACTTTGACCAGTTTGACCAGTAGTCCCGCAGTAGAACCCCTTCACCTCTCCCTCCGATAAGCCAGCCCGCCCATCATGGCGGCATGGCACACAAGAAATCCACCGCACTTGCGGTCCTCTCCTTCCAGCTGACGCCCGGTAGCTCCGGCGCCGTTCAGCTCACGCCTGCCGGTCCCGCATTCCGCAGTGCAGACGGCTCCGGCCGGCCTGTAGACGTGGCGGCCTGGCGCATCGATGCCGACATCGCCGCCCGGGTGATCGCCCGGCATGCTGCCCACGTCAATCAGCTGGTGATCGACTACGAACACCAGACCCTGCTCTCTGAAAAGAACGGGCAGCCGGCGCCTGCGGCCGGCTGGTTCTCTGGTGTTGAGTGGCGCGAAGGCCAAGGTCTATTTGCTGCTGTCGTGGAATGGACAGACAAGGCCGCCGCCATGATCCAGGCGGGCGAATACCGCTACATCTCCCCTGTTTTTGAATACGACCGAACCACCGGTGAGGTGCTGTTCGTGCGCATGGCCGCCCTGGTCAACGCCCCGGGTCTGGACGGCATGTCTGCCGTGGCCCTCTCTGCCGCTCTAGCGGATTACCCCACCCCTGATTTTCAACCCGAGGAGGACCTCATGAACGAAACCCTCAAGAAGCTGCTGGCCGCCATCGGGCTGCCGGCGGATGCACTGGAGGCGGACGCACTGACGGCCGTCGCCGCCATGAAGGCCAAAGCCGACGAAGCCGAGGCCAACGCTGCCGCCCTGGTGGCCCTGAAGGCCCAGGCGCCCCAGGCCCCGGACCCTGCCAAGTTCGTGCCCATCCATGCCGTACAGGAGCTGCAGACCCAGATCGCCGTCCTGTCCGCCGGCTTTGCCAAGTCCGAAGCGGACAAGCTCATCGAGTCCGCCCTGGGCGATGGCCGCCTGAATCCCGCGCTCAAGGGCTGGGCCGAGGATCTGGGCAAGTCCAATCTGGCCGCCCTCAAGGCCTATGTCGCCGCCGCCGAGCCGGTTGCCGCGCTGAAAGGCATGCAGACCAACGGCCAGCAGCCCGGCGGGGCCGGTTCTGCTGCTGCCGCTGGTGACGCCGAGGTGGCCGTGATGAAGCAGCTGGGCCTCTCCGCCGAAGAATTCTCGAAAGGAAAGGTTTAAGCCATGGCCGCACTCACCCAAGCCCGTAACACCCCCCAGGCCGTGGGCGGCCTGCAAAGCCACCCGGTCAAGTCTGGCGCCGTCTGCTTCCAGGGCGGCCTGGCGGTTCTGGCCGCCGGGTACGCCACCGCCGGTGCTGTCGGTGTCGGCCTGATCGCCCTGGGTCGCATCGAGGAGACCGCTGACAACACGGGCGGCATCGACGGTGCCATCCGGGTCGAAGTTCGCCCCGGCGTTTTCAAGTTCGCCAACAGCGCCGCTGCGGACGCCATTGCCCAGGCTGATGTGGGCGCCGACTGCTACATCGTGGATGACCAGACGGTGGCCAAGACCAACGGGGGCAATACCCGCTCCCGGGCCGGCAAGGTGATGGGCGTGGAAGCCGACGGCGTCTGGGTCCAGATCGGCATCGGCCACTAACCCCAGATCAGCCAGGCCACTAATCCAAAAGGAGCAAGACATGCAAATCACGCCTCAGGCACTCACCGCTATCGCCCAGGGCTTTAATGCCGCGTTCGTCCAGGGCTTCGGCACCGTTACCCCCAGCTATCAGCAGATCGCAATGGTGGTTCCCAGCACCGGCTCGGCCGAGAACTACGGCTGGATGAAAGACCTGCCCGGCATGCGCGAATGGGTCGGCCAGCGGGTCATTCACAACCTGGAATCCACCGCCGCCACCCTGAAAAACAAGAAGTGGGAACACACCGTCGGGGTGAAAGAAGACGAGATCGAAGATGACAAGCTGGGCATCTATAAGACCGTCTTCAATCAGCAGGGCGAGCTCGCCGCTCGCCACCCAGACGACCTGGTCTGGGGGCTGCTGCCCCAAGGCTTCACCACTGCCGGGTTTGACGGCCAGCCCTTCTTCGATGCTGACCACGCCGGCTACGACCGTGACAAGAATGAGGCGAGCTGGAGCAATGTGCAGGCCGGCGCCGGGGCCCCCTGGTTCCTCATGGATCTCTCGCGCAACTTCATGAAGCCCCTGATCTTCCAGGACCGCAAGAAGGTGCAGTTTGTCCGCAAGAACCGCCAGGAAGACGACAACGTTTTTCTGGAGGGAACCTACCTGTTCGGCTGTCACGCCCGCTACGTTGCCGGCTTCGGCTTCCATCAGTTGGCTTTCGGCTCCAAGGCCGCCCTGGATGCCACCAACTACGAAGCCGCCCGCCTGGCCCTGGCCAGCCAGTTCCGGCCCGACGGTTCCCCCTTGGGTATCAAGGCCACCCACCTGGTGGTCGGCGCCAGCAACGAGGCCAAGGCCCGCAGCCTGCTCATGAAAGAACGCCTGGCCAACGGCGAAGACAACATCTGGCACAACAGCGCCGAGTTGATCGTGTCGCCCTGGCTGGACTGATCGAACCCTGAGCCCCAGCCCCTTCCACCGGGAGGGGGCTTTACCCAGTGTTTGAACAACAGGAGACCGTTCATGGGCAAGCCCCGTATTTCGAAGGCCGCGCCGGCCACCCTGCAGGGAGATGCCTCCGGACTCCCCCCTGTGGGGGGCGAAGTGATCCCCGGCGAGCCCGTGGCCGTGACGATTGTCGCAGGCGAAGCGCCGCCTGATGCTTCCCCCGTCACCCACCTACAGATCCGCGCCCTGGTCGATGGTTTCCGCCGTGCCGGCCGCGCCTGGTCGAAACATGAAACCGTGGTGGCCGTGGAAGACTTCACCCCGGCCCAGGTCGAATCCCTGCTGGCCGAGCCCCACCTGGTCGTGCTGCCCATGGTGATCGGGATGGACCCCGGGTCTGAGGTTTAAGCCATGACCTACGCCCGGCTTTCTGACCTGTTCGCCCGCTACGGCGAGGACGAGATCAACCAGGTGGCGGACACCGACGGCACCGGAACCCCTGACCCGGTGCTGGTAGGTCGCGCCCTGAGCGATGCCGCCGCCGAGATCGACGCCGCCCTTGCCGGGCGTTACCAGCTACCCATGAACCCGATCCCGCCGCTGCTCACGCGCATCGCGTGCGACTTGGCGCGCGAGGGGCTCTATACCGACGCCCCGCCCGAGGTAGTGAAGGAGCGAGCAAAGACGGCCCGCGCCCTGCTCCGATCCATCGCCAGCGGTCAGTCTCGTTTTGAAGGGGCGGCCCCGGCGCAGGCCGGGAGTGTTGATCAGAACCTGGTCGAGATCGTCACCGGCCGCCAGCAGAATCCCTGGGCATCGCCCCGGGTCAGGGGCTGACATGCTGCTCGAAGCCGGTGAGCTGATCCTGGAGCGCCTGCGGCAGAAGTGCCCCAGCGTTGGCGACAACGTGTTTTCTGCCGATGATCTGGCGAGCGTGAAGGAAAACAGCCAGGTCACCCCGGCGCTACACGTTGTGCCCTGGGGCTACACCCCCAGCGATCATGCCGGGGGCGATGTGCTGTGGTCCGAAGTCTGGCTTGTAGTGGCCGTGGTCAAGAACGTGGCCCGGAAGGACCGGGCAATGGCCCGGCAATCAGCAGCTGTGCCTATCCTATCCGAAGCCCTGGCCGCCCTATCGGGCTGGCGGGTGGAAGTATCAGGCTCGGTTTCTTGTTTCTCGGTCGTGCCCGGCCCGCGCCCGATTCCCACCCCCAGCCACGCATACTTCCCATTGGCCTTTGCCGTCAGCTCCCATTCCAAGGGCTGCGAGGAGTCGTACTGATGCCAGCCATCAAGCGCAAGCTGGCCCTGGAGCAAGGCGCCGTCTATCAGGACGAAATCCGGCTGAAGGCCCAGGATGGCACCCCCTACGACCTCACCGGCTCCACCGCTCGCATGCAGATCCGCGACCACAGCGGCCGGCTGTTGCTTGAACTGGTGAGCCCCGGGCCTGGGCTGGAGATCGACGGCCCCGCCGGCATCATCCGCCGCCTGATCACCGCCCCGCAGACTGCGGCGCTGCCGGCAGATGGCGGGCAGTACGACCTTGAGATCACCCCCGCCGCCGGGCCCGATTACACCTGGAGGCTCTATCAAGGCCTGGTCACCGTCAATGAAGAGGTGACCCGTGACTAGCCCGGCTACACCAACGGTGCTGGTCGAGATCATCACCCCGGCTGCGCCGCTGGTCGCAGAGCTGGGAATTCCCGGCCCTCCCGGGCCACCTGGTCAGTCCGGAGGCACGGCCTTTACCCGCCTGGCCGCCGCCCCGCTATCTGCCCTGCGGGTGGTGTGGGAAGACCCGGACGGGCTGATTCACCCCCTGGATTTTGAAGACGCAGACCACATCGGCCTGCTGTGCGGGGTCACGATAACCGCTGCCAGTGCAGCTGGCCAAGCCGTGACAGTACAGCGATCTGGGCCGGTTGATGTGCCGGGGCTGGGGCTGACCCCCGGCCCGGTCTGGTTAGGTTCCAGCGGGGGGCTGACGCAGGCTCCCCCGGTCAACGGGTTCGACGTGCAGGTGGGATCGGTCGTATCGGATCAGCGCATGTACATCGACATTAGCAGTCCAATCAACCTCTGAAGGAGAAATGCAATGACTCAAAAATTCCTGGTGCGCGTGGCGGGGGAAACCCGGCAAGCGACCGCCCTCGCCGCGTCTGCCGGCGCTGCAGACGCCGGGAAAATCCCGGCGCTCGATAGTGCCGGCCGGCTCGATATGTCGATGATGCCCGCCGGCATCGGGACCGATACCGCGATCATCACGGCCTTCGAAGCGCTGAGCGCTGGCGTGTTCGTCAACTGCTTCAACAATGCAGGCGAAATGAACGTGCGTCTGGCGGACAACAGCAACGGCCGTCCCGCCGACGGTTTCGTGCTCGAAGCCGTGGCGGCCGATGCCGATGCGACTGTCTACCCCCTGGACGGCATAAACTATGGCCTTTCGGGTCTGACTGCCGGTAACCGCTACTGGCTGGGCACTGCCGGCGGGGTGATCAGTGCCCCGCTGGACGAGACCGACGACGCCAACGTGGGCAAGATCAGCCAATACCTCGGCAAGGCACGGTCTGTGACCGAGCTCATCTCGACCGACGACGGTTACGTGGTGCTGTGATGACGACACGTCGCCCTCTCGTAAGGTTCTGCGGTGTCGTCCACCAGCTGCCCATCGGCGACCAGGTCGTCGGCGGTCCCTTAATTGGTGAAGTGCGCCAGTTTGCCGGAGCGGCGGAAGCGCTCCAGGACGGCTGGCTGGTCTGCGACCACGCCGAGGTCAGCCGCGTTGATCGTGCGGCCCTGTTTGCCGTCATCGGTACTCGTTTCGGTGCCGGTGACGGGGTCAGCACCTTCAACCTGCCGAACCTTGAAGGCAAGTTCGTGGCCGGCGCAACTGCCGAAACCGGGCCCGGCGGAACCGGCGGGGCGAACGAGGTCAGCCTGGCGGTCGATAACTTGCCTGAACACAGCCACGCCCTGGGTGCCTCCGCAAAACTGGAGGTGGTCCCGGGCGCCGTCGGGGTTGATCCGTTCCCATCTGTTGATCCCTACTATCTGACGGGCGTGACCGGGAGTGCCAATGGACCGACGACCACCACGGCGCCTGGTGAAACCGCAGCGACGCTGCGGGGCTTCGGCGGAGAAACCGATGCAGCTGGCACCGGCCAGCCATTCGACAACCGGCCCGCGTTTGTCGAGCTGCTCTACATCATCTACGCCGGCACCTGACGCCTCGGCCGCCCCCATCCCCAAGCCCCGGCCCGCGCCGGGGTTTCTTTCTACCGTCCCCGTAGAACCCCTTCACCCCTGCCGCCCGCCCGGCCCGTCGCCCAGAATCTACCTGCACATTCGATATTCATCGGTAACGAACACAGGAGATTCACATGGCCACAAAAACCGCCATCATCAACGGCACTCCCTACGTCTCCCTGGTGGGGGTGAATGCGGGCGAGTCCCTCGGTAATACCAGCAAGCTCTCCGTTGCCATCGCCGTCGACAAGAAGGAGCTGCCCAACTACCAGGGCGGGGGCGGCAATGATGATGCCTTCGAGCGTTTCAAGTCCGGCACCATCAGCCTGTCTGCCCGCCATGTTTCGATCTCTGTTCTGGAAATGGCCCTGGGCGGCACTGCCACCGCCGTTGCTGCAGGTGCCGTCGCCGGCGAGGAGCATGAGGTGATCGAGGTCGGAAAGCTGCTGTCGCTCGATCACATGCAAGACATGTCCGCCTCCCTGACGGTTACGCCCTCTGCTGGCGGCGCCGCACTGGAAGAGGGTGTGGATTACATTCGCAAGCGCGCCGGGATCATTCCCATCGGCGGCGGCATTGCGGCCGGTACCGAGCTGAGCTTTGCTTACACCAAGCACAAGCACCAGCGCATCCAGGCGCTGCTCTCCACGGTCACGGAGCGCGGCCTGCTGTTCGACGGCATCAACGAGCGCACGAACAAGCCCTGGGTGGCCCGCTTTCACCGGGTCTCTTTTGGTGTCGCCAAGAGCCTGGAATTCATTGGCGAAGACTTTGCCAGCTTCGACGTGGAAGGCGAAATCCTGGCCGCCGATCACATCACCGAAACCGGCAAGAGCCGCTTCTATGAAGTGCTCGTGGGTGACCTGTAATGGAGCCCCTGGTTGGCACTGTTGAGCTGCCAGGCCGCACCGTACATGTGCTGGAACTGACGGTGGGTGAGATTCGTAACTGGCTGGCGAATGTCGAGGCCGGCGGTGACATGGTGGATCTGGCCCTGTTCGAAGAAATCAGCCTGCCCGACCTGCGGCGCATGACCGATCTGGAGACGCTGGAGGGCCTGACGCCCAGTCAGCTGCGGCGAATTGAGGCCAAGGCCAGGGAGGTGAACGGGGATTTTTTCGGGATGCGGGACCGGCTGGCCC